GTATTACCAACTGTTTGAACATCTGTAATATTGTTTGATACTGTATCAATCTCAGATACAGCTTCATTTAAATCATCAGCTACAGTTTCTACTTCTGATATAGCTTCATTAAGATCGTTAGCCACTGTTATTACATCAGCAATATTTGTTGCTACCGTATTGATTGAAGCAATATTTGTAGCCACAACACCAATATCAGCTTCGTCATTTGCAACTGCTGTAACATCAGCAGCTATTGCACTAACAGCAGATACATCACTAGCTATTCCTGCAATTGTAGTAATATCAGTTATGTCTTGAGCAAACTCTAATCCTGTACCTGCACTATTAACAGATAACACTTTGTTAGCAGATAAGTTTGGAAATGTAATATCAAATGTATTTGCTGTAGTAGCAGCAGCTCTTGGAGAGAATTTTAAATCTCTCTCTAATTGCTGTGCCATAGCAATAATTTTATCTAATTCAGTATTAAGTGAGTTGATTTGAAAAGCTCCAGATGTTGGAAAATCTGTTGTTCTTTCAATAGCTAAATCTCTATAAATTGTAATAACATCATTTAATGTAGCTCCAGGCGCACCTAATGTAATAGATCCACCACCAGTTTGTCCTGCACCAGATACTGAATATTCTGTTTGATCTGCTGGTGATGCAGCAAAACTTAATTCTGTTGTACCATTAAATACTTTTAAATCTGCATTAGCAAAAAATTCAAATGGAACAGTAAAGCTAGTCTGTCCAGCTGTTGCAGTATATTGAACTCGTGGTTCTGTATCAGATATAGTAATTGCCATTAGCGAAGTCCTTTTTCAATGTCGTCAAATAACCAATCTAAATACCATACATTTTGGAATGGTATTAATCTACGCACATTACGTGCTGTGTAGTGATTATATTTGTTTGCACCAACATCATACATAATATCAAACACATTATAAATTTGTCCTGCTGATGGGCCCAATAAACCAACTTTAGATTTCATAGAAGATCCATAAGGTTTACCTTCACCAAACATTGGAGCTATACCAATTCTATTATCTGTTAAAGCTTCAATAGATCTATTAATATCAGTGTAGATTCCTGCTAATCCAGATCTATCAAAACCATTTAATAATTTTTGAGTTAATGATAATTTAGAATAATCTTTACCAAATCTAAACTCATGATAGATAGCATCAATCATCATACCAGATCCTAGTAATAAAAATGATCCAAATAAAAAATCCATATCTTTTTCTTGCATACCTCTCATCAACATTCTTTGATTAGCAGCCATAGCAAATTTTTTAAACTGAGCAATTGTAGATCCTAATTCATAAGACATCCATAATGGAGTGTCACCTTTTCCTGGAGTTACAATTGTAATATTAATATCTTTATTAAGAGCTGCACCAAACGCTTGTTTAGCAGCATCATCTGTCCATTCAGCTGTATTAGCCATAAAATTATGTTCTAGTTTAGTACCATGTTTTTCAAACTCATTAGAAATTCTTTTAGCCATTTGTTCATCAATACCAGAAGATGCTAATGCAGTTTTCCATTTATCAGCTAATGGATTACCTTTAGACCATTTAATAGAATCTTCTATTATTCTAGATCCAATAGTAACTGATGCAGCACTTTTCATAAATTCTGTCCATCTAGACATCATGTTAATATACATAAAGTTAAAGTTTGCTGCTTTACCCATAGCACCTTCAACTTTAGATCCCATACCAAACATATCTCCAATATCAGAAAATAACATAGCTCTTTGACCAGTAATCATATCAACTGCTTCTGCAAATGATTGAGCTTCTTTTTTACCAAGTTTAAAAATACCTGTTGCATTTTTGCCTGATAACATATCTGAATACATTTCAAATTGTGTTTTAAATCCTCTTTCAATACCAGAGGTCATAACAGTTCTAGCTACATCTGATACTGCTGCCATAAATCCTGTAAGCATAGTAAGAGCATTATAATGTTTCATTCCTCTCATAGCTCTAGAAGTCCAATGATGAGGATTAGCAGGTAAACCAAAAGTACCTCTAACTAACTCTACAGAAGATTCTAAATCTTCTAATACTTGATTTCTTTCTTTAACAAGCTTTAATTTTTCTTGTTTATTTTTAGCTAAATTAATTCTTTTATTATATTCTGAAGCAACTTGATAAATACCAGGATTTGTCATTGATTCAGATTCAGAAATATACTTAATACCTAAAGCATTAGGATCACCATATTTTTTAGTAAATAATATATCTGGTGAAGTTTGTCTATAATAAGACTTCATTAATGAAAATATATCATTAACAATAAAGTTATTATCCATTAACTTAGCTTGTGTTTCTGGTAATAAATTTAGTTCTCTAGCTCTTGTAGCTCTAGCATATCTAGGTCTATTAAAAGCAAATCTTTCATAAATAAGATCATCAACATTATCTGTATATTTAGTTTTTTCAAATCTAATAAAAGGAAAATGATTTGATAGATCTTCTACTAATTGATTTAATTTTTTATTATTAATAACTAAACCACGTTTAATAAAGTCTTCTCTAATAATTTCTTTAAATAAATTTTTATTATTATCAATTGCAGGTTTATTGTAAATAATATTAACATAATCTTCTACTAACTTATCTGCTCTAATTAATCTTTCTTTTAATTTACTAATTTTATTATTTATTTCAGTAGCAGTATATTGAGAAGTTTGACCATCTACTTTAGATTTAAAACTTACACTTCCTTCTTTTTTTCTTTTCATAGTATCTAAAGTATTTTGCCAAAATTTTAATTCTTGTTCTATAGGAATTTTACGAATACCTAATTCTTGTATTTCTTTACCAAGTGGTCCATAAACTTTTTCTTGAGTAATTCTAGCAGCTGCCGAAACTTCTGGTACTTCATGTTGCATTTTATTTAATCTTGCTTTAGCAACTTCTGTACCAAATTGTGTAATAGACATATAATCATTATTAAATCTATTTGATAAATTAATTCCTAATTCAGTAGTTGGTGATTTACCTTGTACTCTTTTAATATAAGCAAGATATTGTTCTTTAATACCTTTCATAGCTTCTATATTTCCAACTTCCATCATTCTTAGTTTAGTTTCTATAGATGCGTCAGATGCTTCAAAACCATATTGTTTTGTATTTTTTAATTTTAATAATGGAGTATCAAGAATATCTGCAATCATTTTTCTTGCATTTAATGATTTTGATTTAGCTAATCTAAATACAGGTGTCCATGGCCCACTTTCACCAAATATTCCTAAATTAGTTTTTATAAAATTTTCACCTTCAAATTCTTTTCTAGGTGTACTTTGAATTTTATTTTCTGCTGTAGCAGCTCCTACTGATCCAGGTTTAACTTGTTGATTAGGATCTACAAAATTACCATCTTGATATATTTTATTATCTACAGTTTGTTTTCTAGGAGTATTATATGTTTTATCAGCTTCAATAATTTTATCTTGTACTTTAGCTCCAATTTGACCTTTAGCCATTTTATTTAAAAGATAAGGAACACCATACCCTCCAGCTACAACCCAAGGAACATATTCATCTGGTCTTGTAGGATCTAATACTTGTTTAGATAATTCTTCTGCTGTAAATGCTGATCCAAATACTTTTGCACTTTGACCAAACTTAGATGCTAATAATAATGTAGATGGATCTAAAAATGCACCAGTTATTTTACCTATATGATACCAAGGACTTGCATAATTAGTTTCTGCTTGTGTATTTAATTTATTAATAATAGCTGTAGTTTCTTCAGCACTTCTGCTAAACATAAACATATCATATAGATCTTCATAATTTTTTAATCTAGGATCTTCTTTTGGATTATATTTTTCATCTGTTATAAAATCTTGATGATTAACCATATGCTCAAAAGCAATACTAGGTAAGTTTTCATCTGCAAATCCTTGTGAAAAATCTTTGATAGGATTAAATTGTACAGGATTATTTCTTTCTTGTTTTAAACTTTCTGCATCTGCAGGTGTAAATGGATAAGCTGTCATTAATCTATTTTACCTAATCTACCACCAAAAGAATTAATACCTCTAGTATATCCTTCAAAAATCATTTGATCTAAAAATAATTGATTATTAGGTGGATAGTATTGATTAAATGCTTCACTTCCCATTTCATGTTCAATCATAAATTTAATTAACATATTCATTTGATTTCCATCAAAAAAGTTAATTGCTGTATCTCTAGTAAAATCTGTTTTTTCTTCTAAAGCATTTAAATATGGCTCACTGTCTTCAGCGTAAACAGATAATACTTCTTCAGCAGTAGGATTATTTCCATATCTTTTAGTAGTTTCATTTTTAATTAATGTTGAGTTATTAATCATAACTCTTACACCTGCTCTAATAGAATCAACAGGACTAGCAAATATTGCTGCTTGATTACTTGTTGATATATCTTTTAATTCACCATCCCAAGTTTCATCAGTTTTCATAACTGCCATGTAGTTATTAGTTCTTAATGTTAATGGTAAATCTTTATTTTCATAATTATTATAAACATATTGCATATATGTTTTTTGAATATTTTCTTGAGTATAAGAAGTTTTATATGGTGGAGTTCTAGCTTCTAATAATTTTTGTTTATCAGTTATTCTTCTGTTTCCCATAATTTGTTGATCATAAGAAACTATTTCATCTATTTCATTATTAATTTCAGCTGCTTCATTATAGTATTTTTCTACATCTATATCTTTACCTAAAAGTTTAAATATAACATTAAATGGTTTTACTTCTTTTGGTACATCATCAGCTATTGGAAAGTCTGGATAAAATCTATAATCAGATGCTTCAACAAATGTTTTAGTTGTAGCAAAGAAAAACTTTTGTAACCATTTTTCTGTAGCTGAATCACCATCTATAAATCTACCTAATTTTTTATTCATAAATAAATCAAATTTTTTCTCAGCAATTTCTTGAATTACTTGTGCTCTAGAAGTTGGCATACCTTCAATTAATTTATTACTACCTAATCCAGTAGGATCAAAATAATTATCACCTTGAGTTAAGTTAATTAATTTATCTTCAATTTGAATTTTTGCATGATAATTAGGAACTTTATTGCCTTTATTATCAATGCTATATGTTCCTGCAAATTCTACAGTTAAATTTTTATAATTATCGTCTATTATTTTTTTCATAACAGCATTAATATCTTTAGGTTTTTGTTTTTTACCACTTGGGCCAACTGGATCAAAACCAAATCTTTCTATTTGTTCTTCTTCTGATAAATTAGCTTTTAACCAATTAGCTTGTGCCATTAATGCAGAATCAAAACCTTGACCAGTAAAACCAACTTCTTTTTCAAAGCCATGTTTAACCATACTAACTTTACCTGTACCATTTAATCTAGTAGCAGAATAACCTTGTTTATTCATTGAATGTAAGGCTTGAATAGATGCTTTATAAAATTGTTCTTTACCTTCATCACTTGTTATATCAATATCTTTAGATCCATTAATATAAGCTAATTGTGTTTTAATATTATCTAACCAAACAGTTTGAACTTGTGGTGTCATATCTAGTCCTTTGTACCAAAGACTAGTACTTTCTGGTATAAACATATGACTAAATTTATTTTTTTCTTTATTAAAAATTTTCTTTAACCACCAAGTATCTGTATTAATATCTTGCATTTCAATAGTCCACTTCATGTTATCAATAGCTACTTGAAGATTATCATCTATATTTTTAGAAATTTTTTCTTTGTTTTGAGCTAGATTACCTTTATTCTCTAATATTTTATTAAGCATTTCTGCTTTTTGTTCTCTAGATGACATAGCTGAAATACCTATATCATTTGCTGCATTATAAATATTTTCATTTTCTATTGTAACATATGGAAACATATCTTTTGATTTTATAAAATTAAATAAAGCTAAATTTTCATCAAAATCTTCTATCATTCCTGGTGTTTTAAAATTAACATTATAATCTTTATTAATTTTTTTTAATACAGCAGTTGGTTCCATATTTTGATTTTTATATATTTGCATTACAGTACCTAGTGCATCTTGATTTTTAATATCAGTTATATTTTTATCATCAATTCCTTGTCTTCTAAGTAATGCAGTTTTAAATAATTCCATTTGCTCATTACTTTCAAAATTATCTATTATTTCATTATTGATTGCTTTACTTACTAATTTTTGAACATTAATATTTTTATTAACTATTTCTACAGCTTTAGGAAAATCAGTTTCACTTATTCCTGGCATAGCATTAATTACATAATTAGTTGCATTACCATTTGCGCCATCTTTAAAATTATTTACATCTAATACTGATCCAAAATCTTGTTCTCTATCAATATCATATTTTATTTTAGCATTTTTTAATCCTGTAATATTTTTGCTATTATAATCATCATATAATGATTTTACTTTTTGTAAAATTTTACTTCTAGTAAAAGGATCTTTAATATCATTTGCATATTTTTGAAATATAGGATTATTAACATTATCTGGTGTAACAGGAAAATTATCTTCACCAGCAGCATAATTTAAAAAATATTTATTACCTTCAACATCACCAGATTTTTTAATGATAGAAAAAACTCTAAGAGCTTCTATATCAATAATATCGCTAGATAAATTCTTTTTAAGTTGAGAACCAGCTAATCTATTAGTTTGGACTAATGTTGTTTCAGCTCCACCATAATTATGATTCATAGTTTTTTGTAAATCATTACCAATAAAACTATTTATATCTAAAACACTTAAATTAGGGTTTTGAGTAATAGTATCTAAATGTGCTCCTGCATCAATCATTGTTGATGTTTTTAATTCATCCCAACCATCTAATGCTCTTTGATCTTCTCTAGCATTATAGTTAGTTGTAGCATAAGACATATTAGCTAGATTTTTTTGAGCTAATATATTTTGAGCTACATTTTTAAAAGCACTAGGAGTATTAGCTAAAGTAGTTTTAGAATAACTATCTATAGCATTTCTCATACCATCTGGATCAAATTTAAACTTATCTTTTAATTGTAAATAATGATCTCTTGATTGTTGATTAAATTGAAATTGCCAATTAGCAGTTGCATCTACTTCTGCTTTTTTTCTAAAAACATCAATTGCTTCTGATACAGGTTTAGCAATTACAGCAGATATTGTTGTATCTGGAAATTTAGGTATTCCAATATTATCAGCTACAGATGATTTTAAATTAACTGTTTTTTTTCCTGTTTTTAATGCCATTAACTTGATCCCATTGTTCCAGCTTTAATCATAGCTTCTTTATTAATATCACTATCTAAACCATATTGACCTTTTGGAGTTTTGTATGATTGTGCATATGCTGCTGTTTTAAAACCTGCAGCTGCTATACTTGCATAAGCTCCATACTCTTGCGCTTTACCCATAACTTTAGTTGTGTATATAGCAGATTCTAATTTACCTTCACCTCTTAAAGTATTAATTCTAATGTTATTAATATCTCTTTGAGCAATACGATTTACTTCAGATTGAATAGCTAAGAAACTTCTACTATCATCAGAATAACCAGAACCTGCAACAATAGCTAAATTTTGTTTTCGTTTTCTTGATGCTTCTTCCATAACATCATTAGCATCTTGTAAACCTTTTAATTGGTTAGCTTTTTTTTCTGATTCATAATATTGAATCTGAGCTTTGTTTGCTGCTTTTTGAGCTTGTACTTGTTGATATGTACCAACAGCTTGTACAGCAAAACTAGCAACAGCTAATGTAACAGGATCAGCACTCATGCAAATACGACCTCCACAGACATTCCTAATATTTTAATTGGTAATGGATCATCTTGAGATAATGTAACAGTTGGACTTTTATCATATCCCAAAAAGAAAAATTCTTTTTTTTCAGTAACAGGTGTGAGGTCAGAACCACCAGTGAAATTAACTTGTTGGACTACTAAAGATTTAGAGGTATTGTCAGCAGCTTTGACAGTTAAATCTAAAGCAGAATTAAGATCAATGATGGCTCTTGAAATTCTTCTAGGTAAACCAGTTAATGGCCCTTCTGGTAATTCTTTATCAATAGGCATAGTTTCTAATATCGGTGTATAGTTAAAACCAATTTCTACTCCACTTGCTCTCGGTGTGTTTAAAGTAATAGTATCTGATGCCGAAACAGTAAACGCACCAAGAGAGCTATTACCCTCTACAGCATTAATTTCTTCATTAGTATATATACCATTTACATCATGTAAAAAACCTTTAACTAAAGTAATAACAGCATTATCAGCAGGTGTACTAACTAACGCCTGGTCAAGATTAAGATCATACGATCCACCACCATTATTAGTAACAGCTTGTATTGTATATTCAGTTGAATCACCTGCAATTGTAAATGTTTCATTAATTTGTGGATCAGAAGTAAATCCATCAACAGCTAATACAGATCCTGTTTGACTAGCTCCATTTACTAATGGTGTACCTTTTTGATTTACAGTTGAAGTAGTTTGCATATCTAATGATATACTATCATCATCTCCAAATCTTTCTAGTGTATAAACAGTAGATCCATTTAGTTGTCTTTTTACACAACATACTAAATATTCATTAAGAGATATTAAAGATTGATAATAGTCATCTGTTCTTGTACTCCATAATGTCCAACCTGCAATTTTTTCATCTCTTACAGAATGAAATACTGCAAATGTTCCAGGATATGTAGATCCATTATTTAAAAAGAAAGCGTATTGTTCTGGTCTTGTAAAGTTACCTTTGATAACTGCTACTTGTTTTGGATTATCAATAAGATGTTGAGCAAGAATAGAAACAGATGTAGATTTATATCCATCTTCTATATCAGAATAAATAAACTCTCTTACAGCTTTACCATTCTTTTGAATAAATCCTGCTGCTTGATCAAACATTATAGGAGCTGTTCTACTAATACCATAAGGTGTTTGTCTTAATACAGATA